AAGTGGGAACAGGAGCATCTATCTAATGGTAGATATACTCTTGAAATGGTCCGGATCGATGACAAAGTTAAAGAAGTCATCACAAAGATCAAGCTGGAGGAAGCAGCGATTGCTCACAAGCAAAACACTATTGAAGGTGTAACTCCACAAGTTTCAGTAGCTACTTAATAAAAAAGCTACATCGTTGAATAAATTCAATTCACATTACAGGCTCTCTTGCACTCTACCTAAAACTAGTATATACTTTTATCACTATACAATTAATTAGAATACTGACGAGTATAGTCGACGGCCTAGAGACAGTATTCGGAAACTAGGAGGATAATACTATGGCAAAAACATTGTTTAGAGGACCAGTTCTGCAAGGTAAATTTAACGAAGCAGGTGTTACTGGATTTAACCTAGAAAACAAAGAGTCTAACTACACTGTTACGAATGCAGATTCTGGAAAGACATTTACTTCATCAACTGATGGTGTTGTATTTACTTTACCTGCAATCTCTATCGGAAGAGTGTTTACTTTCGTAAACACAGGTGCAGATGGAACTAATACTTTAACAATTAGTCCAAATGCTGCTGATGGTATTTTGTATGCTGGATCTTTAACTGATGATAAAGATATCATTAATACAAAAACTACTTCAAAAGTTGGTGACTATATAGTATGTGCATCTTTAAACTCAACAGCTCATTGGACAGTTGTTGCAGTTCAAGGTGTATTTGCTAAAGAAGCATAATAATTAATTTATTGTGGGCCTTCGGGCCCACATATTAATTTAAGGAGAAACAAATATGAGTTCAGACCAAAGATTTACAAGAATAACTTCTACTGGACAGGTTAAAACTATTGGTGGAGGATCAACAAATATAGGTCCTTCAAGAATAACTTATATTCAAGCAAAAGGACACGCTAGTGGACAACTTGAATTAAGAAATAGTTCTGATAATTCTGGTGATTTATTATTTATTGCACACTTCGGAACAGAAGGTTTAGATATTTATGTTCCTGGTAACGGTATTAGATTTGATGATACTATTCATGCAACTATATCTGGAACAGGATCTGTTACACTTGGCTACACTGGCTAGGAGGTTAAATGGCTAATACAACTTCTGGAACAACAACTTTTGATAAAACTTTTTCTATTGATGAAATAATAGAAGAAGCTTATGACAGAATTGGTGTATTAGATTATTCCGGTTTTAAATTAAAAACTGCAAGACGTTCTTTAAATATAATGCTTCAAGAATGGGGCAATAGAGGTATTCATTATTGGGAAATAGATGAATTAGATCTTGATTTAGTAGAGGGACAAGCAGAATATAAATTTTTTAGAGCTAGTTCAGATGGTACAAGTGCTACTTCAACACCAAATGGTGTGTATGGAATATCCGATGTTCTTGAAGCACAATTAAGATCAAATAGAACAGCAACAGATCAATCAGATAGTCCAATGACAAAAGTTGATAGATCAACTTATGCTGCTTTTTCAAACAAACTTTCTAAAGGTACACCAAATCAATATTGGGTACAAAGATTTATTGATCATGTTAGTGTTAGTATTTACCCAACACCAGACTCAACTAATGCATCTAAAGATATGCATTTTTATTATATAAAAAGAATTCAAGATATAGGAAACTATACAAATGCAACTGACATGCCATTTAGGTTTATACCTTGTATGGTTTCTGGTTTAGCTTATTACCTTTCTATGAAATATGCACCTCAATTAGTTCAAGGTATGAAATTAGTTTATGAAGATGAATTTCAAAGAGCATTACAAGAAGATGGTTCAGCTTCAAGTACATTTATTACACCTAAAGCTTATTACCCAGGAACATAATGTCTAAGTACGCAACAGGAAAACATGCAAAAGCTATTTCAGATAGATCAGGTATGGAGTTTCCATACAGAGAAATGGTTAGAGAATGGAATGGATCTTTTGTTCATTACACGGAGTTTGAACCAAAGCAACCACAGTTAGAACCAAAACCTATTGGTGGAGACGGTATTGCGTTACTTCATGTTAGAACGGATAGAACAGAACCAATTACAACTGTTATGTTACCACAAGATCCTTTTACAACTTACCAAGCTGGGTCTGGTGTTTTAAATGTTTTTGCACCGGGACATGGTTTAACAAATGGTACAACTTATTTATTTAGAGGTGCACCTACAACATCACCTGGAACAGGTACATCAACTAATCCTGTTTTTGCTTACGCAGCAATTCCAAACTTTGATGGGATTACCGGAGCACAAATAACTCAAGGATCTGGATACGCTATTACAACTGGACTTTTTGATAATGGTGTAAGAGTTACAACAGATTATGCGCTATCTAATTTCTTCTTCTTTACAGTTAATTCAGATACTGCTACAACAGGAAATATAAAAGGAGGAGGTTACGGATGTTCCGTAGGACCTATAACAATATCACCATGATTAAAAAATTTATTAATTGGATTAAAAATATATTTACACCTAAAAAACAGGACCCTCATTTAGAAATGTATGAAGAATTAAGATCTGATAAAGCAGATAAAATTAATAAAAAATACAAAGAGGATTCTGAATAATGACATATGCAGAATTAGTGGATAAAATTAGAAACTATACAGAAGTTGATTCAAATGTTTTAACTTCTGCTATTATAAATGGTTTTATTGAAGATGCAGAATTTAGAATCATGAGAGACGTAGATTCTGATCAAAATAGAAGATACGCAACTGCTCCTTTACTTAGTGGTCAAAGATTTATAAATACTCCTCCAAATACTTTAATAGTAAGATCAGCACAAATTGTTGACTCTGATGGTGTGGGTCAAGCAAACAATAGAGATTTTTTAGAATACAGAGACACTAGTTTTATGTCAGAATTTAACTCTGCAGAATCTACAGGAGTTCCTAAATATTATAGTATGTGGGATAACGATACATTAGTTTTTGCTCCAACCCCTAATGCAGGATACACAATTCAAGTAAACTATATCTTGAAAAATCCTGGCTTATCTAGTACTAATACAACTACATATATTAGCACTAATTTTCCAAACGGACTTTTATATGCATGTTTAGTTGAAGCTTACGGATTTTTAAAAGGTCCCAATGACCTCTTGCAATTATACGAAGGAAAGTATAAACAAGTATTACAAGGCTTCTCAATTGAACAAATGGGAAGAAGACGACGAGATGAATATCAATCTGGTGTTCCTAGAGTCGGAGGAAAATAAGGAGATAAAATATGGCAATAACACAGGCTATCGCAAATGCTTTTAAAAAACAATTATTAGAAGGCGATCACAATTTTAAATCATCAGGTGGTGACGTTTTTAAAATAGCTCTTTATACTAGTTCAGCTACTCTAAATTCAACTACAACTGCTTATTCAACTACTAACGAAGTTAGTAATAGTGGTCAGTACACAGCAGGTGGTGGTACGTTAGTTAATAGTGGAACTTCAATTGGAACTGGATCCGGTAAAGGTGTTGCATTTGTTGATTTTGCAGATAGATCTTTTACTGGTGTAACATTAACCGCTAGAGGTGCATTAATATATAATACTTCATCTGCTACAACCAATGCAGCTGTTGCAGTCTTAGATTTTGGAGGAGACAAAACGGCTACATCAGGAACTTTTACAATTCAATTTCCCGCAGATACTACATCAGCCGCTATATTAAGAATCTCTGGATAGGAGGACAAAGTGGCTTTAGTCATAAACGATAGAGTAAAAGAAACCTCTACCACAACTGGTACAGGTACATTTAGTTTAGCAGGAGCAGTTCAAGATTTTGAAACTTTTGTTGCAGGAATTGGTTCAACCAATACTACATATTATTGCATAGTAAATTCTGGAACAGGTGAATTTGAGGTTGGTATTGGAACAGTAACAGACGCTAGTCCTGACACTTTATCAAGAGACACAGTTATTTCTTCATCTAATTCTGATGCAAAAGTAAATTTTGCAGCAGGTACAAAAGATGTATTTTGTACCCTACCTGCATCAAAAGCAGTTGTAAAAGATTCAAATAACGATGTTACACTTCCAGCAGATTTAAATGTTGGTGTTAATTTAGATGTCGATGGCCTTACTACAACAGATGGAATAACTAACGTTGGTAATTTTTCTACAGATGGTGGAACAATTAAACTAGATGGTAATTATCCTGTAGGAACAAATAACGTTGCATTAGGAGATCAAGCATTAGATGATGGTTCTTTGTCTGGTGCACACTCCACAGCAATAGGTCATGTAGCTTTGACTTCTAATACTTCTGGCTCTCATAATACAGCAGTTGGTTCAAATTCTTTAACTACTAATACTACAGGTGGCTGTAATGTTGCTATGGGTGTAAGTGCAGTTGCTATGAATGTTTCTGGTAATCGTAATACAGGACTAGGTAGATCAGCTTTACAAGAAAATACAACAGCATCTGATAATACAGCAATAGGTTATTTTTCTATGTGTAGTAACTTGACAGGTGCAACTAATACAGCTGTTGGTATGTGTTCTTTAAAATCAAATACTTCAGCAGATGACAATACATCAATAGGTGGTCAAACACTTACAGCTAACACAACAGGTGGCTGTAATACAGCTTTAGGTCAAGGTGCTTTATTTACCAATACCACAGGTGGCTGTAATACAGGTATTGGTCGTCATGCTTTACTTTTAAATACAACAGGGACAAGAAATGTTGCAGTAGGTTTTTGCACTTTACAAGCAAATCAAACCGGTGGAAACAATGTGGCGGTTGGATTTTGTGCTGGTCAAAGTAATACAGGAACAGCTAATGTAGCAATAGGAGATTCCGCTCTTAGACTTAACACTGCGAACGATAATACTGCTGTTGGTAATAGAGCATTATATTCACACACAACAGGTGTTTCTAATGTTGCCATAGGTTATCAATCTTTATGTAGTAACACTACTGCTTCTAATAATACTGCTCTTGGTTATCGATCTTTATGTGCTAACACAACAGGTTGTTTTAATGTTGGATTAGGTTCATGTTCTTTAATATGCAATACAACGGGCTCTAGAAACACAGCAGTTGGTAGACAATCTTTACATTGCAATACTACAGGTGGTTTTAATACTTCTTTAGGGCTAGACTCTATGTATGAAAACACAACAGGGTCATGTAACACTGCTGTGGGTAGAAGCTCTATGCTTTGTAACACAGAAGGTGCTTGTAATGTTTCTGTTGGAGAACATGCACTAGGTAAAAATACAACAGCAAATAATAATACAGCAATTGGTTTCCAGGCTATGAGATGTAACACAACAGGTGCTCAAAATACAGCAGTGGGAAGATTAGCACTTGATGCTAATACGACAGCTGCTGAAAATACTGCTATGGGTAATAGTGCTTTGGGTGCAAACACAACAGGTGAAAAAAACACTGGATTGGGAAGTTCCTCTTTAAGTGCTACCACAACAGGTTCATGTAATACAGCAGTTGGTATGGATGCAATGTTATCTAACACAACAGGTTCATGTAATACAGCAGTTGGACATAAATCTTTATGTTCTAACACTACAGCAGATGATAACACAGCAGTCGGCACAAGGTCACTTTGTTCTAATACGACAGGTACAAATAATGTTGCAGTAGGAAGACAAGCATTAGAAGATAACACAACAGCATCAGGTAATACTGGAATAGGTAAAAGTTCTTTATTAGAGAATACAACAGGTAGTAATAATTTAGCATCAGGTTTTGCAGCATTACAACTTAACACAACAGGTTCTAGTAATGTAGCAGTTGGAAGTCTATCTTTAAATTCTAACACCACAGCATCTTCTAATACAGCAGTAGGTACTTGTTCATTAAATGCTACTACAACAGGTTGTCAAAACACAGCAGTTGGTATGGCTTCATTAGATACAAATACGACAGGAGATAATAATGTTGGTGTAGGTTATCAGGCACTTTTCTCTAATACTACAGCAGATAATAATGCTGCAGTAGGTTATCAAGCACTTTCAGTTAATACAACAGGAGCATCTAATAACGCATTTGGTTATAGAGCGTTACGTTGTAACACAACAGCATCAAACAACACAGCAATGGGTTTTTGTGCTTTATTTGCTAACACAACAGGAGATAATAATACATCTGTAGGTACTAGTGCATTAAGCTCTAACACAACAGCAATTAATAATGTTGCTCTTGGATTTTCAGCTTTATCTACTAACGTAACAGGTTCAGATAACACAGCTTTAGGTCATCAATCTTTAAGAGATAACACAGGTGCAGATAATACTGGAGTTGGTTATCGTTCTTTATTTGCTAATTCATCAGGAACAAAAAACGTAGCAGTCGGTCATAGTTCTTTAATTGCAAATACAACAGCTAATCAAAATACAGCTGTAGGATATTCATCATTAGGTGCAAATACAACAGGTGCTAATAATACAGCAATGGGTTGTGGTGCTTTAGTTTTAAATACTACAGGTGCAGAAAACACTGCTATTGGTGCATTATCTTTAGATGCAAATACTACAGGTAGTTATAATACAGCTGTAGGTCATTTGTCACTTACTGCTAACACAACAGCAGATGATAACACAGCCATAGGTAGAAGTTCTTTGTGTAAAAACACAACAGGTACTAATAATACAGCTGTAGGTAGATTATCTTTATTTAATAATACAACAGCAGACAATAATACAGCTGTTGGTAAAAGTGCTTTATGTTCTAACACTACAGGTGTTTCTAATGTAGCTGTAGGTCTTTGTTCATTAGTTGCTAATACAACAGGTGGTGAAAATACTGCCGTTGGTAATCAAGCATTAGATACAAATACTACTGGCTGTAAAAATACGGCAATGGGTAGAAACGCATTATTTGCTAATACAACAGCATCTAATAATACAGCTGTTGGTTATGATGCACTTTTTTCTAATACAACAGGTGACTTTAATGTTTCTATGGGTGCTCTTTCACTTGATGCTAATACTACAGGTGTTGATAATACTGCCATAGGAAGTTACACATTATCTGCTAATTCTACAGGAGTAAGAAATGTAGCCGTAGGCTATGCTTCTGGATTTAACAATACTACAGCTAACGACAATACATCAGTTGGTGCTTGTTCTTTATATTCTAACACAACAGGTGCACAAAATACTGCTTTTGGTACAAATGCTTTAGGTGCTAATACAACAGCTTCATGTAATACAGCATTTGGTTGTGGTGCAATGAAATCTAATACTACAGGATCTGTAAATACAGCTTTTGGTAGAGGTGCTTTATGTTCCAATACAACAGGAGTTAATTCAACAGCTATTGGTCAATTAGCTTTAAGAGATCAAACTACTGCTGGGAGTGGAAATGTTGCTGTTGGAGATTTAGCAGCTCTTGCAACAACAACAGGTGGACACAATGTTGTTATGGGTAACTCTGCATTTAGATGTAATACTACAGGTTCAGACAATACTGCTATTGGTGTACTTGCTTTACTTGAAAATACAACAGCAGATGACAACGTAGCTGTTGGGTGTAGATCTCTTTGTGCTAACACTACAGGTACAAGAAATGTTGCAGTCGGTAATTTAACTCTTGATAATGGTAATGCAAATAATGATAGTGTTGCTATTGGTTATGCTGCATTAAGTAATACATCTAATTCTTCATCTAGTAATACAGCAGTAGGTTCTTATTCTTTATTAAGTAATTCAGGTGATGACAATACAGCTGTAGGTAGATGTGCTTTAAGTGGTAACACAACTGGATCAAGCAATACAGCTATTGGGCATAATGCTATGTATGAGGGTACAACAACAGGTGATTATAATACTATGGTAGGTGCTAGCTCTGGAAGAAAAATGACTTCTGGTACTCAAAACACAGCATCAGGTATAAATTCTTTGGAATTAAACACAACAGGAGCAAATAATACTGCTATAGGTATGAATGCTTTAGCAGCTAACACTACAGCAGAAAACAATTCAGCTTTTGGACATAGTGCTTTAGCAGCTAACACAACAGGAACAAGAAATACAGCAGTTGGTAGAAGTGCTTTAGCTTCCAACACAACAGCAAATGAAAATGTGGCTATTGGTAAAGATTCTATGTGTACCAATACGACAGGAACTTTAAATGTAGCAGTAGGTAATAATGCTTTATGTTCTAACACCACAGCAAATTGTAATGTAGCTGTAGGTTATGAATCTTTAGCAACTAACACAACAGGAACAAGAAACACAGCATTAGGTTTTAGATCGCTATGTGCTAACACTACAGGAAATGACCTCGTAGGTATTGGTTGTGGTGCTTTATTAGCTAACACAACAGGTACAATAAATGTAGCAGTTGGTAGAGCTGCATTAGCAGATAATACTACAGGAGGTTGTAATGTAGCGATGGGTTATTTTGCTTTGGCTGCAAATACTACAGCTAATGGAAATACTGCATTAGGAAGAAGTTCAATGGGTTCCAACACTACAGGAGCAAATAATACAGCAGTAGGTTTTTGTTCTTTAAAAGGTAATACAACAGCTTCAAATAGTACAGCATTAGGTTATTCAGCATTAGAAGCTAACACAACAGGGGCAAACAATACAGCAGTTGGTTTTCAAACACTTCTTGCTAACACTACAGGAGCAAACAATACAGCTCTTGGTCTTCAGTCTATGTATTACAACCAAACAGGTAGCAAAAACGTAGGTGTTGGTAATAACTCATTAGGAGCTGGTGGTGGAGGTGGAAGTTTCTCTAGCAATACAGCAGTTGGTTTTGATGCTTTAAGAGAAGTTACAACAGGTTCTAATAACGTAGCAATTGGAACTTGTGCGTTAGAAAATAATACAACAGCAAATGAAAATGTAGCTGTTGGAAGATGTTCTATGTTTGCTAATACTACAGGAACTCAGAACGTAGCAATTGGTAGTTATTCTCTAGATTCAAATACAACAGGAGACCATAACGTAGCTATGGGTTATCTTGCTTCATGCACTATGACAGATGGTAATAGAAATGTTGGTATTGGTAGAGCAGCTTTACAAAGCTCTACAACACCAAATGATAACACAGCAGTAGGAGATCAGACGTTAGCAAATAATACTACAGGTGCTGGTAATACTGCCATAGGTAGAGCTGCTATGTTAGGAAACACTACAGCTAGTGATAATACTGCTGTTGGTTGTTATGCTATGTTAAGTAACACCACAGGTATTAGAAATCTTGGAATAAGTAAATGTGCTTTAGGAAATAACACTACAGCTTCTGACAATATGGCTATTGGATTTTGTGCTTTAAAAACTAGTCAAACAGCTGGTGATAACATAGCTATAGGTAACTTTAGTTTAAGAGATAATACAACTGGTACTACTAATACATCAATAGGTCTTTCAGCAATGAAAGAAAATACAGAAGGTACATCTAATACAGCAATAGGTAGATCAGCAGTATGTTCTAATACAACAGGTGATGACAATACAGCTGTAGGTAGATGTGCTTTAAGCGCTAACACAACTGGATCAAGCAATACAGCTCTTGGAGAGTCTACTGGTAATACAGTAACCACAGGTTCAAACCTAACTTTATTAGGTCATAACGCACAACCTTCATCTGCAACAGCTACCAATGAGATTACACTTGGAGATGCTAATGTAGACACATTGAGAATGGGTAATGGTGTCAACATAGTCAGTGGTGGTGCTTTAGTTGGTGGAGGGGGTGGTAAAATTTTGCAAGTTAAACAAACTGCAAATACTTCTACGAGTAGCACATCTGGAACATCATACTCTGACCTTTCTGGTATGAGTGTTTCTATAACTCCATCTGCAACAGATTCAAAAATATTAGTTATGTTTAGTTTAAATTTTGGTACTGATAGTAGTGGTGGTGATATTCATGTTAGACTTTTAAGAGGTTCTACAGCTATTGGTCAACCTAATAATGGTGGGGGTTATGCTAATAATGATTGTCATACTTCAGCTGGTTCTTCAAGAAATCAATACGAAATGTCAAATGTATCATCAACTTTTTTAGATACTCCATCAACAACAAGTGCAACAACATATAAACTTCAAGCTGTATCAAGACCAGATACTACAGGGCCTACTCTTTATTTAAACAGAACAGTAAATGATGCATCTGGTGATAATGGAGAAAGAACAGCATCAACAATCACAGTAATGGAAATAGGAGCATAAAATTTAGGAGTTAATTAATATGATAGATATAGAACAAGCAATTAGAGCATTAGATAATAACGCAGAATTTGTTGTTGATGGAATACCAACTAATGAAGCTGAATATAAAGCACAAGTTAAATATATTTCTGGTGCAGATGAAAATAATTCAGCTATTTATTCTGATACACAACCTTTTACTTGGGAACAAGTTTTAGTTAAAAAAAATGAATTACAAGCTGAACATGATGCTGAAGAATGGAAACGAAATAGACAAGCTGAATATCCATCACATGAAGAATGTATACATGCTCTATTAGATGGTGGCGATACATTAACAGAATTACAAGCTAAACGATCAGCTATTAAAAATAAATTTCCAAAAACATAATAAGGTATTGAAGTATAAATTATTTTTGCTATAATTTATTGAAAAATGAAAGGAAATATAATGTTAAATACATATGTCGTAGAAGGTGGTGTTGGTAAATGTGCTGCATTTACTGCTTTACTACCAAAATTAAAAAAGAAATCAGAGGTGCAGGTATACACACCTTACATTGATTGTTTTGCAAACAATCCTGATGTTAAACTTGTATTAGAACAAAGTTTACCTTTAAGTGATCCAAGAATCATGGCGTCTGATAATATATATTATTCAGAACCTTACAAATCAAATTTTCAATTTGGTAAACAACATTTAGTTGAAAGTTATTGTGAACATCACGGTGTTGAATATGATAAATCAATGACTCCTAAATTGTACACAGAGCAACACAAAGCATCTGTTAATAAATGGTTAGGTGATAATAATATTGGTAAATATATTATGATTCAATTTAGTGGTGGTCAATCTAATTGGAATTATGGAAGCAACGTTCAATACCAAAATATAAATCCAAATAGAAACTATCAACCATTTCTTGCTCAACAGGTTGTTAATATGTTGTTAGAAGAATATAAAGATACAGCTATCATTAATTGTGTGTTACCTAATGAACCTCATTTTGATGGTACTATCGGATGTGATTTACACTGGGCCTTGATTCATGAAATGTTAAAAGGAGCTGAAGGGTTTATTAGTATTGATAGTTGTCTTCAACACTTCTCAGCATCAGCAGAAAAACATGGAGTGGTTATATGGGGGTCAACTAGATGGACGCAGTTTGGTTATTCTCACAATAAAAATCTACATTTTCACATGGAAAAAGAATGGGATGAATCTAAATTTATTGATAGTGATCCAAGAAATAATATGGTAGAACCCAGATTAATTATCGATAATTTTAAAAAATTAGATAAGACCAAAACTGTTGCATGTGCAACAAAATAAGGAGAAAACAATATGAGTGAAGTAAGAAACGCTGAACAATTGGCACAAGACTATACAGCTATGGGTCATTCTGTAGATTTAATCAATGCTATAATTGATGGATCTCAAATGGCAGATGAGTCAGCTGAAGATAGACAAAGTACAGTTGACAGAAATGTTGAGCACTTAGAACTGATGGTCGCTAAAGACGATTGGGGAGATGAAGACATGACTGCCGCTAACTCAGCTATCACTGCAGGCAAAGCATACACAGCTAGCTAGGAGTCTAAGTAATGGCTTTTGGTTTAACAGCATTTGCAGAAGCACCTTTTGCAGCATTAGGTGGAAATGCAGCAGCTGTAGTAACCGGCCTAACTTTATCTTCTAACTTAGGTACCACTGCTCAAGTAGGTACAGCTAATGTTTCGTTAACAGGTCAGCTAATAGCTTCTAATCTTGGAACAGCTATTGGTAGAGCTGGTGCTAATGTTACTGTAACTGGAGATCTTTTAAATTCTAATTTAGGAACTGTTGATCCATCACCGGATGCAACAGTAACTGGACTTGGAATGACTGCTGCTTTAGCAGTTGGAACCGTTGTTGTAGGAACTGCAAATGTTCCTGTAACCGGTCAGTTAGCAACTTTAACATTAAACTCTGCTACAACTAAAGCAGATGCAAATGTTCCTGTTACTGGACAACTTTTAACAAGCACCTTAGGTATAGCAGGAATTAGATGGGCAATAGTACCTACAGGGGACGATACTACTTGGACACCTGTTTCTGAAGGTTCAAGCAGTACGTGGACTGAAGTAAACCAAGGATCATCTTCTACATGGAAAGAAGTAGCTTGATTTACAATATAAATATAACTATAGTATAAAATATGCCAAATACTACGACAACTAGTTTAAAACTTACAGTTCAAGCGACAGGGGAAAACTCAGGAACTTGGGGTCAGATAACTAATACAAACCTACAGATTTTAGAACAAGCTATAGGTGGTTACGATACTGTTAGTGCTGCATCTGGTGCTACTTTAACTTTTTCAAACGGTGTATTATCTAATGGTAAAAACCAAGTATTAAAATTAACAGGGACTATATCAGGAAATGTTAATGTAGTTATTCCTGACTCTATTGAAAAAACTTATATTGTAGAAAATGCAACAAGTGGAGCGCATACTGTAACTTTTAAAACAAGTTCTGGAACAGGTGTTACTTGGTCTGCAACAGATAAAGGAAAGAAAATTTTATATTCTGATGGAACTAACATTGAAGAGGGAGTTACATCAACAGGTAGTTTAATTACCGGTGGTATTACTTCAAACAGTATTCATACAAACACTATTAATACAAGCAATCTTACAGTAACTAATGACACAAATGTTAGTGGTATTACTATAAGCGACAATGTTACAGCAGCAAACAATATTACGACAACTTCAGGAGGCGTGGTAGCTTCTTCTGGAAACATGACAGATCAAAAAGGCGAAGTAAGATTAGTTCCAGCAAATACTCAAGGATCAACTTATACCTTAGTAGCTAGTGATCATGGTAAAGTTATTATAGCTTCTAATACAATAACAGTTCCTTCAGGGGTTTTTTCAGTAGGTCAAACGGTTTCAATATTTAACAATACTTCAGGTAATATTTCAATAAGTCGTTCTAGTGTTACTATGTATTGGTCTCAAAATGGAACTAATGCAGATAGAACGCTAGCAACTAGAGGAGTTGCTACAGTTCTTTGTGTAGGAACTAATACATTTGTTATTACTGGTGGAACATTAAGTTAGGAGAAAACCATGACTCATTACTCTTTGTTAATAGGAGCAGGAGGTTGGTTTCCTACAAGTGCTAGTGGTGGAACAGAATCTACTGAAACTATAAGTGGTGTTGAATATAGAGTCCATACATTTACATCATCAGGTACACTAACTATTTCAAATGCAGGAACACAATCAACTGTTGAAGCTTTTCTTTGGGGAGGAGGCGGAGGTTTTGGTGGATTTACAGATACTAACAGTGATCCTGGTAGAGGGGGAAGAAATGGTGGTAGTGGCGGAGGTTCAGCTTATGCTAGAAATTTAGCGCTATCAGTAAATGAAGAGGATTTAAATATTTGTGTTGGAGGTGCAGGAGGAAATGGTAGTTTAGGATCTTCAAATAACGGAGGAGCAGGAGGCTCTGGAGTAGTAATTGGTGGATCTAATTTTTATTTTGGAGGTACAGGTGCTTCGTCAGGAATATCTTTCTCAGGTGGAGGAGGTGGAGGCGGAGGAGCCTCTGCAATTATAAGAAGTACAACAGGATTAATAGTAGCTTCAGGAGCTGGTGGAGGTGGTGGTAGTGAAAGAAGATCACTTGCTGGTAATGGAGGTGGTGGTAATTTAGATGGAACTTCAGGAGCTGGAGGTTCTGGCGGTACTGCTGGTGCTTCTAGTGATACGAATGGCGCTCAAGGTGCATCAGGTACTCATTCAGTTGCAGGATCTGGTGGTGGAGGTGTTAATGGCGGTGGCGGTGGTACGTCTCCAGGTAGCGATTTTGTTGGTGCTGGTGCTGGTGCTGGAGGTACATCTACTGCTGGAACAGGTTCAGGAACTGCAGTAGTTAATGGTGGAACACCTGCTACCACTGGTCAAGGAGTTCCAGGAGATGATGATTATAGCACGTATAATAGCAGTGGAATTTATGGAAAAGGAGGTGGAGGAGGTAGCCCATCATCACCTTCTAATGTAAATAATGCAACAGGGGGCTTAGTTGTGGTAAGATACCCAATAGAATTTCCAGGATAATTATGTTACAAAAATTAAATTTTAAACCAGGTTTTAATAAACAAGTCACAGAATCAGGAGCAGAGTCTCAATGGGTAGATGGAGACTTTGTTAGATTTAGATATGGACTACCAGAAAAAATAGGTGGTTGGACACAACTTACATCAAATACTTTACCCGGTGCAGCTAGATCACAACATGCTTTTGCTAGTTTAGCAGGAGAAAAATACGCAGCTATAGGAACAAGCAAAGGTTTATTTTTATATTATGGAGGAAACTTTTTTGATATTACTCCTTTAGATACAGCTATAACAGGAGCAACTTTTACAGTAACATCTGGATCTGCTACAGTTACAGTTAATAAAACAAGTCACGGATTACTTGATGGTGAGTATATAACTTTTACAAGTGTAACTAGTCCTACAAACTCTGGTTATGCTACTTCTTTATTTACAGATAATACTTTTGAAGTTTTAAATTCACAATCAAATACTTTTCAAATAACAATGCCATCAAACTCTGCAGGAGCTAGTAGTGCTACTGGTGCTGCAACAATTAATCCATACATAACAGTTGGTCCATCTGTTCAAACTCCTGGTTATGGTTGGGGTACATCTACATGGGGAGGAAGCACTTGGAATACACCTAGAGCAACTACCAATGTTGTTTTGGATCCAGGTCTTTGGTCTTTAGATAATTTTGGTGAAGTTCTTATTGCAACTATACATAACGGTAAAACATTTACATGGAATGCAGGAGCACCAAATGCTAGAACAATTAGAGCATCTACATCAACATCTGGTTTTTCTACATCGGCTAATCCTACAGCAAGTAGATTTACTTTAGTATCAGATAGAGATAGACATATATTTCATTTTGGAACAGAAACAACAATAGGCAGTGTAACAACACAAGACCCTATGTTTATTAGATTCTCTGATCAAGAAAATTTAAATGAATATAACCCTACAGCAACAAATACTTCAGGTACTTTTAGATTAGATACAGGTAATGAAATTAGAGGAGCTGTTCAAGGTAAAGATTATACATTAGTTTTAACAGATAGTGCTGCTTACATTATACAATTTGTTGGAGCACCTTTTACTTTTAGTGTAAGACAGGTTGGTACTAATTGTGGGTTGATTGGACAGAATGCTTTAAGTTATTCTAATGGTAGTGTTTTTTGGATGTCTAGTGAAGGAGGGTTTTTTGTTTATGATGGTACAGTTAAACTTCTTCCATGTCTTGTAGAAGATTTTGTATTTACAACGGGAGGAGATAATCTTGGAATTAATTTTGGAGCTGCAGGAATAACTTACGCAGAACACAATAGTCTATATAATGAAATTAGTTGGTTTTATCCTAAAGCTGGATCTACACAAGTAGATAGGTGTGTTTCATATAACTATGGTGAGAATTGTTGGACAACCAGTTCTCTTGCAAGATCTACATATATGGATCAAGGAGTGTTTGATTTACCTTATGCAACAGAATATAATAAAACAGCGACTCCTGTGTTTGATATACAAGGCATTACAAATACAGCAGGCTCTAGCACATATTATGAACACGAAAAAGGAACTGATCAAGTAAATGCTTCAGGAACAACATCTATTAATGCATTTATTAGATCGGGTGATTTTGACATAACTGCAGGAGTAAATAGATCAGGAGCACCAACAGGAATTGTTAATTATAGAGGGGACGGTGAATTTTTTATGTCTGTAAAAAGATTTATACCAGACTATCAATTAATCTCTGGTAATTCTAAAATAACATTATTTATAAACGATTATCCAAACAATACATCAACTAGTTCATCTCTTGGACCCTTTACAGTTAATGCTTCTACTGATAAAATAGACACACGTGCTAGAGGACGATTAGTTTCACTTAAAATAGAAAACGATGCTGTAGGTGAAACATGGCGTTATGGAACATTTAGACTTGATGCACAACCAGATGGACGTAGATAATGGCTAAAATAACTTCATACATACCAGAACCAAAACAAGAATACGATCCAGAAAACCAAAGACAAATTTTAGAGTCTCTTGCAACAGTAAAAAACCAACTTAATTTTTCTTTTCAAAATGATTTGAAAGAAGAACAAGATGTATTTAATTATTTTATGTCATGACAATACAATATAAAAACGCTACATTTGATTTAACTACAACAAACTTAACAACAACATTAAGTATAGCTACGTCTGCAATAGCTATTGTAAAAACAGTGCAAGCTGTTCATGATTCAGCAAGCAACGTAGACGTGCATTTAGTTTTAAAAAAAGTAGGTGGGTCAGATGTTAAGATTGCTTATGAAGAACTTAATAAAGAAACACAAAATATGTTAAAGGGCACTATAAATTTAGAGGGTGGAGATGTTTTAAAACTACAAGCAGGTACAGCAAACGAGATTACTGGACAAATAAGTTATCTTCTGGTAGATAGATCTCAAGAAAATGGATAAAGATATAGCAAAAATTAATTGTACAACTGTTGTAACATACAGAAATACAAAAACAGGTGAGGTCTTTAAAGACAAAAAAGAAGGAGAGAATATCGTGCAAGATGTAACTGTGCAGGTTTCTCCAAAAGGTTTAGAGATTTTACAGAAAGTTATGAAAAAAGATAATGAACCAAAACCCTAAAGGGGGGACTGAGTTACAATTTGAATATTTAAAAAAACATGTTGATTCTAAACTTTTAGATCAAGTTCAAATATGTACATCTGTTCCAGAAAAAATACCTTTACATAAAGATAAAGTAAATATTCTTTGGCAAAAAAATTCTTGGGATCAACCCAACCTAAAACCATGGTTTGAAAATAAATCAAACCATGACAAGTATGATTGGTATGTTTTTAATTCTAACTGGAACTTTGAACAATTTACAAAACGATTTGATCTACCTACAGAAAAATGTTTGGTTATTAAAAATGGTGTAGATAATATTGAACCTATCTCAACTACATATAGAAAAAAAGATCCAATAAAAATAATACATCACTGCACTCCATGGAGAGGTTTATCTGTTTTATTAGGAGCTATGCAATTAGTTAAGAACCCATTAATTAGTTTGGATGTGTATTCTTCAACTGAGGTATATGGTAAATCTTTTTATGACCATAATGATCATTATTATCATGAGCTATATAATCAAGCAAAACAACTACCTAATGTTAATTATATTGGATACAAATCAAATGAATATATTAAAAAACATTTAAAAGACTACAGATTATTTGTTTATCCAAGTATATGGGAAGAAACTTCTTGTATATCTTTATTAGAAGCTATGTCTGCAGGTCTTTATTGTATAACAACAAATTTTGGTGCTCTTTATGAAACAGGTTCTGAGTTTCCAATGTATATCCCTTACTCTAATGATTATAGAAGTTTAGCAAAAAAATTTGCAAAAAGTATTGATATTGCTGCACTATCTTTACACGAATCAAGCATCAAGGATCATTTAAAAATGCAAAAAAATTTTGTTAACAATTTTTACAACTGGAAAATAAAAGGTAAAAGCTGGACTAGATTTTTACAAGGAGCAATAGATGCAAAACAATAAACCTATTTGGTTCAATGAAGATACATATCAGACAATAAATCACGATAAAGTAGAACCTGAAACAATAGAGATAAATCTAGATAGAAAACCAATAGCTAAGATAATGGTCTGTACTCCTTGTCATAGTGAAGTTTCAATGCACTATACCCAAGCTGTATTAAAGTTTCAAATGGAATGTATGAAACAAAATATATTGGTTAGTTTTAGTTTGTTAAAATCATCACTTGTTACACAAGGTAGAAACTTGTGTGTAGCAGAATTTATTAATCATGCTGATAATTATGATTACTTATTATTTATTGATTCAGATATAGATTTTGAATCTAAGACAATATTTAAAATGATAGGAGCTGACAAAGATGTCATTGCTTGTCCTTATCCAATGAAAATGATTGATACAGATAGAATGTGGGCAAAATTACATCAGACAGAGTTAGTAAAAACAAAAGATGATTTGTTAAAGGCAGGTTACTCTTTTCCATTAAAAATGGACAACAAAGATAAAATCAATATAGATCATGGAATTATAGAGGTTAGTCATGCTCCAACTGGATGCATGTTAATCAAAAGAGAAGTTATAGAAAAAATGATAAAACATCACCCAGAATTACAGATATATCAGCCAACTATAGTTAATGGCAAAGAAACAGCAAAAGAAAATTTTTATAATCTATTTGATACATTACATGATTTAAAAACCAAACGTTATTTTGGTGAGGACTTTGGTTTCTGTCAAAGATGGACAGATATGGGTGGTAAAGTTCATATTTATGTGCTAGATTATATAACCCATGTAGGGGAGCATCAATATTGTGGTAGATTCTATGATCAATTAGAAGCTTTAAAACGTATTGACGACGAAGAAAAAACCAAATAAAATAACAAAATGGCCATCACAAGAGCACAACAAGCTAGACAATTATTAGAGGACGGAGGTATGCTAGTACAACCATCTATGGATGGTAAACGACCAGGATACAGAAGTGCTAGAACACAAGAAGTTCAAGGTAGAACATCGACATATTCTGGAAATACAGGAAAACAAGGACCCACTGATAATAGAGCAGTTGACAGAAGTAGTGATGCACAAACTATTAATCAGTTAAGAAACCAAAACAGGTTTGTTGCAGAAGATTATGATTTACTTCCAGGTGATACACCTGATTCAGGAGTTGATATAAAATTAAATGAAAGAGAAAAACAGTTTCAAAATTTTTTAAATAGAAGAAATAGAGTTAATCTATTTGGTTCAGGAAAATTTTTTGAAAAACCGGCACAAATATTTTCTGATTATAACGCTTCAATAAACAGACCTTTTTTTAAAGATGTTATTAGAGCAGGTAAATTTAATTACACAACAAAAGATGGTAAACCTTTAAGTTTTGACATGACCGAAGACGATTTTGAAGATGCCTATCAAAATTATATGTCAAGTAGACTTAGAGGAGAAATAGATGCGTATGGAAATCCTATAGATCAAGATGATGATAACAACAATATTATTATACCAGATTCTACAATGAACCAAGGATCAAGCACCACGGAACAAGAAAAAGATACTCCTTTTGTGCCTTATAGATTTTTGGCAGATGGTGGACGAATAGGTGCTCAACAAGGTGGAATCATGCCTAGACTAAATGAATTAAGTGGTGATGTATCTTCTGCAGAACAAATGTTACAAGAAATAAATCAAAGATTACAATCAGCTGAATCTAGTTTAGGTGAAGGTGGTGGAGGTGGTATGGGTAGTTTACCAGATAATTTTCAACCTGCCATACCCGCTGAAAATACACAGCCACAAGCAACATTCAGTGGGTTTGGTCAACCTTTGTTTGATAAAGATGGATTTAGATTAGGAGATCAAAGATATGGAACTGGTTTAGTTGGTGGACCAAAAATGGCATTGCCTAGTTTATTAAATCAAACATCAGAAGGTCCAATACAATCACCAATGCAAGATGCTATTAAACAACAGTTTGCAGATGGTGGTATGGCAGAAGAAGATGATCCTGTGGGAGGAATCATGGACCTTGAATCAGGAAGACAAATGTATTTCTTAGGTAAGTTAGTTAAGAAAGCAACAAGAGCTGTTAAAAAAGTTGTTAAATCTCCGTTTGGTAAAGCTCTTATACTTGGTGGATTAACATTTGGAATTCCTGGAGTAAGCAAGGGTTTTTTTAGTAAAGGACTGATGGGAACTAAATCTGGATTAGGGTTTAAAAAATTTTTAGGAGATAAAATATTAGGTGAAGCAACCATGAAACAAGGAACTACACAAAGATCAGGCGGTCTTTTAAATTTTATAAAAAACAATAAAGCATTATCTGGTATATTAGGAGCTTCAACTTTAGCAGGATTAAGTGCACCTCAAAGCCCTGATAATGCAGAACAAGAAGATGATTTTCGTTTAGAAATACCGGAACAATATAGGTTTTATGCAGAAGGTGGGAAAGCAGAACCGGTAGCTAAAAAGACCATGCCATTATTAGATATGGATGGTAAAGAAAAAGACTACAGAGAAACAGGTGGTTTTGTAGACATGGGTAGAATGGAAAGAGCTGATGATGTGCCTGCAAGATTATCTAAAAATGAATTTGTATTTACAGCTGATGCTGTAAGAAATGCTGGTGAAGGAGATATAGACAAGGGCGCAGAAGTCATGTATAACATGATGAAAAACCTTGAAGCCGGGGGTGAAGTATCAGAAGAATCGCAAGGCTTAGATGGCGCTAGAAACATGTTTCAAACATCACAAAGATTAGAGGAAGTATTATAATGGCGATACAGACAACAGTAAATAAACCTGCACCATTTGTAGAACAATTAGGAAAAAATTTAGCTGAACAAGTAACAGCACAAACAGGTGTTCCAATAGTATCTTCTGGAGTAGGTTCTCTTTCACAATTAACAGGAGAGACAGCTGATCAATTTGCGGCTAGACAAAAAGCTGCTGAACAATTTGATGTTAGAAAACAAAGTCTAGCAGGGATTGCTCCAACTGTTGCTGCTCAGGATGCATTACAAAAACAAGCACAAGCTTTAGCACAACAAGGAATAGGTTCTTTTCAACCGTTTTTACAAGCAGCACAAGCTGCTACAGGTCCACAAGCTTTTCAACAGTTTATGTCGCCTTATCAATCACAAGTTATTGACACAACATTAGCCGAGTTTGATAGAAATCAAAAAATACAAGAACAACAAATTAGAGATCAAGCAGTTGCTTCTGGAGCATTTGGTGGCGGTAGAGAAGCAGTTCAGTTAGCAGAGTTTGGTTCGGGAATGGCTAGACAAAGAGCAGGACTACAAGCTAACTTACAACAACAAGGTTTTGAAGCTGCACAAAGAGCAGCACAACAACAGTTTATAAATCAACAAGGTTTAGCAC